CCTATATGGCAATACAGGAGCTTCTCCGTATTTGATTGCAAAAGCATTCTGCCATAACAGGTAATGAAAATAGGTTGCGTTGCTTTCTCCTTCCTTATAGGCAGAATGGTGCTTAATCTGAACCGATCTCATCATTCTGTAATCGCCTGATTCAATCTTAGATAGGGCTTCTCTTTCTATTACTGCTATTTTATTCAGAATATCCTTTAGAGAAATGCGCCCTTCGGTCTTAGATATCTCCAGAATATACTTCATCAACGACTGGGCCTGATCGTTAAACTCCGCAGGTATATTAGAATTTCTTAATCCCACTCCCTTCAGTTCCAATTGAGGTTCAGTGAATACATTGCCTTCTTGGGCGGATCTAAAAGCAAAGTAATGTTTAGCTCTACCAGTCAAAGCAAATACTGGAAAATAGAACTCATTCTTCATTGAGAGCCTGAAGATTTCGTTAGGATGTACGCCTAGATTCCCAGACAATCTAGCCATAATGTTTCTAACTGTTTGTCCGCATAAGAAAACAATGGCATTGGCGATTCCTTCATGATGAGCAGAAGATCCCAATTGTCTCATTTTCTTAATCCAGTGAGATACGGTAAAAATGGTAGAATCTGTATCTGAAACAATTACAGCTTTTCTGACCATAGTGGGCATGGTATAAATAGAAGAAGGTAAATTATCATTAGACCAAAATGTTTCAATAAACAATTGATGCCGTTCAATGGTCTTTATGACTTTTTCTATTTGGCCAGCCAATAAACCCAATAATTCAGGATCAGATTCTTTTACCTTATTAAAACTACGACCTTTCATTTTGTCTGCATATAGCATGCAGACGTAGGCTTTTAGGTCATCATCTATTCTGTCTAACCAAGAAAGATCAGATGGTAGAGTTACTGGATTAGAAATTTGTTCTATTAGATTAAAAGTAAATTCAGGGTTTACTTCTGCTAGATCAAAAAGATTACTATTGAATAGAACAATACTTCTTTCAGCGGGATCGAGTTTATTAACTAAAGATTCGACTTGTTTTAGATGTTTTTCATTTCGCCAGTAATGTCTAGTTGATCTAGATATCATCTCCATGACTTGATTTGCATCAGGTATTTTGAGGTTATACAGCTCAATACACCTTTGTACTTGATCCAAATCGCTGTGGGTGATTAATGAGATAATATTGTTAATAGTAATATCAGGAGACCAATAATGTCTATTGCCCATAATAAATCTTTCATTATTAGCATTGCCGTAACTGGTAGCTGACCTACAAGTACTGGTTAGAGAACTATGAGCAGTTTTATTCCAAAGTATTGTAAAGGCTGAACTCTGAGCACCCGATAAAGAGTTATTCTTAATCTTCTTAGTAGTTTGGCCAGATTCGTAAATATCAGCTAAATGTGAATCTCCTGCCATGACTGCTTCGAACTTCTTCTTTTTGAGATCATTACGGGCCTTTAGATTGGATTCTACATAACTCGCCAGGGATGATTTTACTTTATCAGGATTGGTATATGCCGTTAAAGAAGGCGTTAACACTTCTTTATTCTGCTGGATATCTTGTAGTACATTAATTAAAGGTTTGGTAGTCTTTTGTCTATCTTGATTCTTATCTCTTTCTAACATTGCTACCATAGGCACTTTGAGAGGCCGATACCCATTGTTGGATATATTCTGTTTAACGAATGCCTCGCATTTAGCTAAAGATTGTCCTGTCATTTTGTGCAGGTAAACACTTTGATCTTTAATGTAGACTTTCAATATATTCAAATCTCTAGTATAAGAATCTGGAGACTTTATAAAAGCTTTCATTTATACACTCTTCAGTAACAGGACATAGTCTCTTACCAAAAATTAAGACTATAGCGACATAATGACCAGATGACACTGCTCTAAGAGCAGTGTCATCTGGCATTACTTTTCCATCCTACTAGCAAACTGGAGCAAGTCAGCTAGTACCCTTGTTTGAAGATGCAGTACACCCACCACCTCTTCATAGGATATAAGGGAAACTATTTATTTTTTTAGATATAAAGGATTTTGAACTGGTTAAACCCGTTACTGGCTAAAGCGGCCCTCAACCTGGGCTCATCGGAAGGATTTACATTTTCGATAGTCACCTGCATAATGCTTCCAGTGACTAGCTGATATGAAGATTTCTTAATCCACGGTAGACCTACTACTGATGTTTGGCCATTATTCAACAATAGCTTAACATAGAGATATTGATCATACGCATTGACTGCGCCCGTTGGTAAGGATGGATAGACCGCAGCATGCATTGCAATCGGATCAATCCAGCGCATTGCGGTCTCCGCATCAATGAGCCCCATGATCTTTACATTATTAAATCCGTCCCCCAACAATTGCTGAGGATATACCTCAAAACTCACTACGGAGAAAATTTCGATTTCATTTTGAGAAAGCATGATTTATACCTAGGTTTAAATTTTCTGTTCAATAAGGGGTCGTTCATAAATTCGAACAATCATATTGAGATTCTTCCATTTCTCGAATTGAATTTCAATAGGGACATAATTGGTCTTTATCGTCCATGCCAGATGAGCATGGACGTTTATGGCGATGGGTGTAATTGATAGTTGGATCAGTGTTAAGGGGTACATTGGGAATGAATTGCTCAACAATTTAGCGAATTTTCTCAATTGATGTTCGAAAGACTGATGTAGTTCGCTATAGCCTAATTTTATTACTTTGAATTGATCAATCAGGTCAATCCCGAATTGATCTAAGGAATTCCTCTCTTGATACCCCAATAAAGGAATCTTGTTCAGGCAATAGGTCATTTCGTAATAGGTATCTAACCGAGCTAGTATCGTTCTCATGACACTCCTCTAAAACATTAATGGCAATATCTACGCTGTCAACGTTTAATTTCAGTAAAAACATATCCGATACTTTTAAATATGTTCTTTGAAGATAATTATCCAAACCCGTTAGCTCTTCCCACAATGGGTCTAGAGAGTAATAGATATTGCCTGCTTTAGACCAATGGGCGCTAATGTCGAGGTAATTTTCTAACAGATCGGCTACCTGCACTAAATCCAGTCTGTTTAATGTCCCATTCTTTTTATTTTGATCAAATATATCCACCACAGCCGCTATGAATTGATGCTGGTATAGGATATTGAAAGAGTAAAAGCTATTAAAGACTTCTAGACAATCTCTAACAGGTAATCGAAATACGACTCTTTTCCACATTACGATCATCTCCTCTTTAAGGCTAACAATACGCCATATTCGCTAGATCGAATCAGTTTAATCTCGTATTGACTCAAATCCCCTAGGTGTTCGATTATCATCTTGAAATAACCAATGATGTTTTCAATTAGAGGTAATAACAATAAGCAGGCGTCAATGTATTCTTTAATGGACTCATTAGGCAACTGTTCAAAGATAGTTATCTTTTCCAGAGTTTCTAATTCATCCCAATCTGTTTGAATAAGATCAATGCATTTTTGCATCATCAAATTGAAATTCTCGCCCATTAAATCCAATTTTGTTTTTATTTCCTTTATATCCAAATGTTCATGGTAAATAGGCAGCGCTACTAAAAGTGTTTCCATGGGAATAGTCTTCCTCGAATACTATAAATTTAAGATTCTGATGGCTACCTGAATGAAAGCCCATTTTATCGGGGTTCAGGCCCAATTGCTTCAAAGTAACAATCACTGTCCTCATGATTAAGCCAATATGATCTAAGCACAATTGAATTTGAACCTCTAAATCGCTATCGGGCGAATCAGGCCATTTCTGTTTCAACACAAACCGCACATCCTGTTTAAGGCTCTGGTAGCTATAGGCATCCACAGGCTGTCTTTCTAGTGCGATGTATTTAAAAACCACAGGAAATAACGATAGTGGATTAAAGCTCTCTTTCAATAAGCTTTGCAATGCATTAACATACTCTGGAGGAAAATGCTCCATAGGTACAGAGATTAGCATATGCATAATTCTCTCTCAATTGGTTTTAAATAAAAACATCTCATATGCGTTATTGCCTCCTCTACAATATCCTTTTGTTAGATCAGGTAGATTGTCCGGCAACAGATTCAAAGCCAGTTTAATTGAAACCGCATTGACACTCTCGTGGATGTGGCGATTAGCCCCGTATTGGGACAAAGTTTCTTTGAAGGTCAAAGATGGAGTTACTCCAAAATCAATTCCAAAATCACTGTATAGTGAGAATATGCAGCTCTTCCATTCGTCTGCTAGATCAACTTCTTCTAACAGGCAAACAATTTCACTTAGATCAATTCGAGATAAGAGTTCCATGCCTTTGTCTTCTAGGGGGCTTGCATTGCGGCTACATAAGAGTTTATTAAGTCAAAACTGCTCTCATCGCTATCAGATTCTAATGCGTTGGAGGATTTAGACCTATCCACCATTTCATGGTAGTGCAAGATACGGTGATCTCCTAAATCCCTAATAATCAGACTGTGAGTCATTCTTTTAATTTTACGATGCACTATATCAAATCTGTGCCACTGACGATCTTTTAACATCCAAATCAAAATATCATTGAATGTATCTAGCACGTCGTTTAAAACTGTTTCTTCAAATTTATCGTATTGGGCTTTCGTTAAATGGTCCAGCCAGAGGATTTCAACTACGCAATCCTTGATTCTCTTAAAAGAAGGCCCTAAATTTAACCATTGCAATTTCTCTTCCATGATTATAATAAATAGCTCAGCGGCTAATTGGTTATAAACCATTGCCCCTTTTGGATAGTCTTTTAAAAATGAATTAGAATTTGCAAATGCAATAGTATCCTCTAAGATCTTTTCACCGTAATCCCTAAACCCTATTGCGACGCACTTCAATTGCTTTGGATTATTCATAAATCAAATTTACCTATAAGGTCAAGATAGAGATTAGAAGTCAGTTTGATTTCTACTGGGTTATTTGGCCATGCGCGCCAGTACTTTTCAGAAGAGAATATTGAAATTAGAAATGACATATTGCTTCTACAAAATTCCATAGAAGCATTTAAGTATTCACTAGACAAACAAAGAACGTTATTGGCCGCAACTGGCAAATGCTGATTCTCGAATTCCAGATGACAGAAACGATCTAAAAAGTGAGCTATGGTAAGTAAAAACAATCTGTATGCTTTAGAGTCTGGCGCTGGAAGCGCTCCTTCTATTGGTAAATTGTTTAACAAACAGTGGTAAGGATCATTAATAGAAATTTTATCTAAGAAATGATAGATTTCTGGTCTTAGTTTTAGATATTCTTCTTTTACATCACAACGAATTATGATCTTCAATTCTTTCATTTGAGAATCCTGTTTTAATATCTTTTATAGATAATATATATCTAAAACCTCCTAGCTGCCATTTTAAGGCGCATTCATAAAAAAAGGTAGGTAGGTATTACTTTAGAGATATATTCGCGTTCAGGCGCTTTTAAGGCAGACATACGGACTTTATCCCTATCCCCAAAGTCAGGGATAGGGATAAAACTCGATTCTGTTATGGTGATTTGTAAGTTTGTTTAGTAAGCAATCTTCATCCCAATCCTAACCCATTTTCTACATTAGCCAGTAGATCGTTCGCTTTAGGCGCTTCCAGTTCAAATAGCCCATGCCATTCGCCATTTAAACAAACGCAGCACAATTGTTCTTCAGGCTTTTCCGGCAGTCCGTTTGGATAAACCAAATCAATATTATCGACCATGCCGCAGTGCTGACATTTAAAGAAACCGAACATTTCCTACTCCATCAAAGATCAAAAAAATAAAAACTCTCTCCCACCTAGCCCTTTTTGGCTAGGTGGGAGGAGCCTCTCACCAAAACTTACAGCACCAAACCATCATCGCCTACTTCCGTGACTTTAGCCAGTTTCTCATGAGTAACCCTGGCTTTCTTTTGTACATCCAATTCCTCTACCTTCTTCTCCAGAGCTTTAGCAATTGCTGCCACTCCATCAAAACTAATTACCAAATGCCTAGCATCCAAATTTAGATTCTTAGCTGCTGGATATCCCACACAATGATAATCAGGGACATTATTATAGCTAGGCTCATCCGGGTCTGGCATGATAGAAGCAATTGAGATAGGTGATTGAATTGCATCTACCCCTTTGGTATCGTGCAGGGTCAACTTGGCAAATCTAGCAGGAGCCGAAGTGGGCTTAGTATATTGCACCCAGTTCACAACATCCTGTGTATCTAGCTCAGCGTTTTGTTTAGAGCACAATACCGCTAGAGTAGAAATGACATAATGGCAATCCGCATCAATTTCTGAACGCTTAGTTTCCGGATAGTTCTGTCTATAGTAACAAACCACCGGCAGCCCAGAACGGTCAGCAATAGCGTCTAATGACTTAATGGTCTTGATGGTATTATTGGCCGAAATAGCCGAATCATCAGATCCAATCATTATAACAGTTACTGCCTGACCCTGCTGTAGCAATTCAGAAACAATGAGGGGGCCGAATACGCTACCTGATCCGCCAGAGCCTGAAAACAAAACCACATTGAAGAAAGAGGGTTTAAATTGTTGCAGCACATTGCGTACATTGCGAGAAATCTCTGCATGGTTTTCTGTTCGCACTTTACCAGAACCATCCACACCTTCTAATAAATACACGCTATCTTTACTTAAACCTTCCCTGGCTAGATTACTTTTACTGGTATCGACATATGTCAGTTTGATATTTGCAAATCCTGGTTCATTTTGGGATCCATTTTCAAAATGAGATCCAATATTGATCCCAGCGCCACCGCAGCAATAGAGCCGGATTTCACCATGTTGAACTTCATTAGTCATTGATATTTACCTTTTGGTGAGTGTCCTCTTAATAAATAGTCTTAGACATTAGGAGAGGACAGACCTAATATCTTGCAGTCTAATAGATAATATATTTCTCAATCCTTTTAGATAAATGTCCTTGCTCAAACGATCAGGAAATAAACCTATGACCTCTAATCCTCTATGAGACAAAGAAATCATGAGCATGTCTCCAATCTCTAAAGCTCTATTTGAAATCAGACAAGAAATCCCTATGCCCGTTTTGGAGGCCGCATTTCTCCAAAGACGGTTTTCTGCCCTAGCTCCGTTAATGGATGTAGATGAAGGCATTAGGCAGCATGTGATCGACGCCAGGGTTTTGGTGGATTGTAATCTAACTGGCGGAACCCAAGTCATTATTCCTCTATTAGGTTTACCGATTGATAGATGGGAAACCTCCACTATGGTGATTAGGGTACCTAAAGATCGGACTCAGAATAGAAGAATTACCAGAGTAACCTCGGTGATGTTTGGGATTCAGATGATTCCAGGACATCAAACTTATGGCCTTTACAATCAATCAGATTACATGGGCGCGGGTGCTCAAGTCTACAGTAGCCATGCCTCTATCCCAATTCAATCCACGGCTAATGTTAGTCTCATTGCGGAAAATACTGTCATGATTCTTGACCAAATCATGGTGCCGGGGTCTATGCAGTTATTATGTTACTTAGAAAATGATTTAGATATGAGCCAAATGGGGTCTATGACTATCAGTAAATTTAGTCATTTATGTACTCTAGCCACTAAAGCCTATATTTATAAAGAGTTAACTATCAAAATGGCGGAGGGGTTTCTAACTGGGGGTTTGGAGCTGGGTAGGTTTAAGGAAATCGTAGATGGTTATGCGGACGCTAATGAGTTATATCGTACCTATCTAAACGATATCTGGATCAAAGTCCAAATGATGGACGATCATAATTCAAAACACCGCTTCATGCGATTGATGTTAGGAAACCATTAAAAAAACTATCTTAAGCGTAATCCTCCTACTAGCCTATTTGGGCTAGTAGGAGGAGCGCATTTCGCCCTAGCGCAATAAAGACTCGCGCAGTAACTCTAGAGCAGCTATACATCTTTCAACAATGACTTCGATGTCCATTGTCGCTTTTCTATAATCGAATATGGAATTTAGAGTATTTAGAGACGCCTTGTCGTCTAACCCTAGCGCCATCTCTATCAGCATGTTGTCAATTAAATCTATAGTGGCGCTATCCGCGCAGGCTACAAATGTAAGATAATTCTTCATTTACAATAACTGTTTCACTTCATCAGCGTTAAAGATAAATGTCTCTAGCTCAGTAGAATACTTTAAAGCTCCTTGGAAAAAAGACAAAACGATCATTAATAATCGTAGTTCATTAGTCGAGTAGTTTTTACTAATACCAATCGCTTTGATTATAATTTGCTGCACTTCATTGTAACGATTGAGTAAATGAATAGTTTTTGGTGCCATTTTAAACCCTTTGATAGTATAAAACAATTATCAAAAGCACTACACCGCAGCGGTTTATCCGCTGCGGTGTAGGCTAAGTACTTATTGATCGGTTTGATGGATAGATCTTTTACCTGAACTAACCTCTAAAACCTGGTCCATTACAAAGTCAAAATCGCTCTTTTCATAATACATATCGAACATAAACAAAGGATTTTGTTTATCAAAGCGATATTGTAAAGGAATGACCCTCATTGGTTTTGTGGTTATGATCAGTTTGTCCTTACTATGCCTACTAATAAAGAAACGATAGTAGCCATCTTTTTCATCAAATTCTTTTTCGAATAAAGAGTTATTGCTAAAAAGATTAAGATGATATCCAATTACTCTAACCGCATCTTCTGTCAAAATTGAAACTAAGCAATAAGGAGTTACTGATTCTGGGATCATTTTCTTTAGATTAGACAATTGGTATAGATTCCCGATCATCCACTCTGTAATGATATTCCTATCAGAAACAATCAATCTTTCAGTAGCTTCAAATTGATCTACCTCAGTTTCTATAACTCTGGTTTTAAATAATCCAGATTTAAACAAATCCTTCATGCTCATGTATATATCCTCATTAAATATTTGGTGAGTCAGCTACTGTTCTCGATAAATACCGAGCAGCGGCTATATAGAGAATATATATCTGAAGAAATTTAGAAATAGGTTATTTATAAGAGAGAATTTGAGCTTTACAATAATTTAAGGCGCAATCGTAATGTCGTAAAGAATAGCCTAGAAATAGACTATAGACATCGAAAGCTTTAACTAAATATTGTTCAGATAAGAAATTAGGACCTTTCGGTCAGTAAAAACTTTACATCCAAAAGATTCTAAGTTAGTTTTCACCTCTCCTATTTCTTCGTTTGCGATGTATTCATTGTCACTATCCTCTTCTTGTTCATTTAAGGGAATCAATGCCACGGCTACTTCAGTCGTAGATTCAGATAAAGCAGTATGCGCGGCTGCTATTAAAGTGGATTCGGTCTCGGCATCATTTTGTCCAATTTGATGAGAATCAACCAAAAACCCAATAGGAGATCCGGTATCTTGTTTATTCTCCTGAATCTCTTGGATTTGAGCTACCAGTTCTTGGATAGTTTGTTCTTTGCTATGCGCATCTAGTTGTTGGGTTTCTAATGCGGCAGATGCTAGTGGAACTAAGGTCGCTCTGGATACAGTGGTATCGAAAAAAGATCTTACGCTATCTGTAATTCCAATGGGATAATACACAACAGGATAACGGTACTTTTCATTAGCTAAAGAGTGCTTTACATTCATTTAAGACTCACTTTTGTCAACTGGGCAAGAATCATAATGTTGTGACGTCTTATTCTGATCCTTTTAAATATGGCCTTCACTATCCCAGACGCTTTTGATTCTGTAGCGCCTAATTACAGGATCGATTCTATTTTTCTTAAGAAACTACACACGTTTAGAATCTGGTTTCAAACAAACTCACCTGACCATATTGCTTTCTTTGGATCCAATTTAGTAGGAGTCCATAAATTGCGTTTTAATCCGTCAGACAGGGAAATGTGGTTTGAAGAACTATTGGGAATTGATGAGCTCAATTTAGTAGATGCAATCTCAAAAGTAGATGGTTTGGATTCAACTTGGAAAAGGGCAACTGATTCTTTTAATCTCTCCTGCGTATGGCTTATACATCAGATTTACAAATCCAAATCCATTTCACAAAAGGAAAAAGAGCAGGGATTAATGGATAGCATCTTAATGATGCAATATAGGTTTGTGTCATCCTTAGTATCTCATTTCTTCAAATATACAGCCGATGAAGCCACAATGCTGGCTACGTATGCTAACATGAATCGTAAGTTTACCTTAAAGACGGCTGGCTCATGGGCGGTATTGCTAGAGCAAAGAGGAAAGGCTATATTAGCGCCCAGCGGGATTCACTACAAGACCTATACCAAGTTCGATAATAATAAATCTATTATCTACATGGTATCCGATATTCAAGGAAGATTAAGAGAAATTATTAAGGCAGTCGCTTCCTTGTTCTATAAAACTAAAGAAGAAGGTGGTAGGATTAGTTCGGATAAAGCAATAGATAATATCAATGGCGAGGAGGTACTCAAAGAAAAAACCAGGCACTATACGTCACTAATTCGTTATTGTCACTCCATACTACCAGATTTAAATAACTGGATCAAGAAAGAATTAGAAGACGTGATCTGCGATTTGATTCCAAATATCTCGCCTAAATACCTCAATGAATGTTTAAAATGGCTTAGCTTAAATCTCAACACCAAACACAATGAATATATTGAAACATTGGTTAATGAGACTCTTATATTTGCCTTTGATTACATTAACAAAAATAGATCTCTATACGGCAAAGCGTCAGGCATTATACCTCTCATGACCAAGCTAAAAGGCATTTATTCTGCATCTAGAATGTCTGACCCTGTGCTCATGAATGTAAAAGAGATTGTAGAGAAACTCATAGTTCAGGCTATAGGACATAAAAACAACTCAGTAGTCTCTACGCTAAGAGTGGGTATCCAGCTATACATCGTTCTTCGTACAATGGCTATGCGTCATTATCAGAAATAGGAATTAAAGAAATTGTGCACTATGTATAAACATATCAAACCTTTTAGGGTATTTATAGGGCATATTGCCGAACGGATAAAAGGTAAAGGCATTACCTCAATTTACCACGGCATCGATAGTAGCCGTATTGAGCACTTAAGACCTTCAATTCAATTCGGTGATGTGGATTTAAAATTAGAAGCTAAAGAGATAGTCTATATTACCAAATATAAGAGATGGTTTATACCAAATCGTAAACGCAGCGTCTTTCACGTAAAAGGTTCTGTGAATGAGAAGTATAAAGATCTCTTCGATCCTAAACTCTTTGAAGAAATTGTATATCCTCTACTGTGCAGTAGATCATTGATGGGTACAGGATATCCTCACATCCATGCAATGAATGCTTATCTAGAAAGAGTATACCCTACTAAACACCCGTATAGAACATAAACATGTTTTTGATCCCTATCACTCGCCTTCCTAAAAAGGAAGGCGAGTGATAGATCGATCATCTCTTATTCAAGTATCCAAATACAGAACCGAACATTGATAGCCCTTCATCTCTTGGAGATTTAGCAGGGGCTTGCATCCTTAACCTCTTTCTTCTTTGGTCTGTTGCATATTGCAACATGGAATCAATAGATTGATTTCCAGATACTATCTCAAACTGGTCTATTTGGCTAGACAATACTTTTAACCGATGCTCTAACTGTAAAGCTATCAAGGAATCGTTACAATTGTTTAATTCCTTCATTTTAGATTCAAATTCATTAATTAAAGACTTCTGAATCTCATTCATTTCAAAATCATCTGCCTCTAAGGATTTACCATCTTTACCTAATCTTGATAATACCCGATGCGTATCGATTCCGTAGTAAGATAAATTCTTAGCATTCATAGCAAACCAATGGCCTATCAGCCAGGCAATCACATGGTCGTCGTGCCCAGAAGTATCGTGATCTATTCTTCCATTTTTCTCTACCAAATGTCTGATTTCAGAAGAAAGTGTTTTGTCGTGCACTAGATGGCCTGCATTCTTAGCAGCGTTTTGCAAAGTAGTAGTATAAAGATTTAATCTAGAGCTGGCGCTGGTTACGAATCCAAATGCTGTCTTACGTTTCTCATAGAAGCGCTCGTCTCGTAATCGCAATGGTTTTGAATCTAATTCCTCAAAAGCTTTCTCATTTTCCATGTATGAGTTTACTATTGTGTTGTATAGCCTTTTGAATGGGTCAATACCTATCGCTACTAATTTCAAAACCAGCATGTCATAAATGGCCTGGCCGGTCGATTTCCTTTCAATAATAGTAGTAACGTTTGGGTATGTAATTATCAGATCAGCTAAGTATTCGGCAAACCTTCTGATGTTGGTTTCATTATAGGTCCCTACCGCCACAACAGACATGTCTTTCAAATTCATCATGACCATTGCAATAGCATCTCGACCTACGGCTTCTGAAGTATCTAGAGACAATACAAAATACTCAGACCCTAATTGATCAGCGATTTCTTCTTCGGTCAGATACCATCTTAGAATATAGCCATTGGATGACATTGATGAATACTTGACTTCAATTTCTGATTTTAAAATAGCTTCATTTAGATGTAAAGATAAAGGTGATCTTCTGGATCCTCGTGTCCAGATGTTCATTAAGTCACGATCCGCATCTTCCCCATGTAGATCGTTTTCCATCATAGTCCTATATAGCCATTGGTCATCATACCCCAATTGCAAATGGCTCATGGTGATGTTTAGTAATCGTTTTCCTTTAACATCCTCTTCGATAGCCTTACCTGCATTTCTTTCAATTACAATTCTAAGCTCTCTTAATGATTTACAATCTAAAAAAGACTCAGACCAGATAGTGCCGGACATAATGAAGTTATACATGTAATTGCCGTCACGATCATCTATCTTACCTGCTGTAGTAGTAAATATATTCCCATAAGGCTGCCCGTGTCTAGCAGCTTGTGCTCTAGCTGCGTTACCTGCCACAAGAGCAGCTCTCATTGTAGTTTCTATATGCGAAATGAATGGGCCTTCATCGACATGTAGTATAGGCACCGATAAACCGCGACCTAGATTAGATGCAGCAGATTCTGAGGATCTAGCTACACCTGTAGAGTATTTGTTTTTATGGTGTTCACATGTGACTTCTTTTTGATTATCTCTGTCTTCATGGGAAAGCACGTATAGCCACTTAGGTAAATAATCCCTAATGGATTTAATACGTTCGATATTAGCTTGCCTTAATTGATCATCCTTGGTGATCATCATGATTCTGATATTCTCAGATAAGAGATAGAGCAAGGCCACCATTAAGCAGTCTGTAGATGCAGACTTACCAGTTTGTCTAGGTTGGATGTTAGCCACATCGATGTGATTAAAGAAAGCCCAATAGACAGCTAAATTGCCGCGATTGGCTTTAAATTGAATAGGCTCCACCCCGCCATGAGGAGGTAATCGAACTACTTCTCTAAAATAATACCAAGGATTGTATTTACATTCTAGACCTATTTTGGCCTGTAATTCTAAACTGGTTTCCTTATGCGGATTTATTCCCGATAGCTCAGGTTGCATTAGAGATAAATGGAAGGCATGGTTTTGAATGCCCATTTTCTTATATACAGAAGCTAGCCTTAGAAAGGATTCGTTGGATGTTTTATAATCAATTATAGCTTTAGGGAATCTAAGCCAGTCGTCTTGAAATAGGATCATTAAGTTCTCCTTATATACAGAGAATCAAACAAAAAAGAAATAAACTAACAGAAACCACCATAACGCCCCAAGGGCGTTATGGTGGTATAACCTATTATTCTGCTTCACATTTAATGGCACCATCTTCTCTGATGTGACACCATTCTTCCAAGAAAGCTTTCATTTCATGTTGTAGTGACCCTATTACATATCTATGTTCAGTTAAATAGCAAACCGTATGTGAAATAGAACCGCAGCTCACCGAATATGGATCAGTTGTAGCTAATAAAAATAAGAAACTATTATTTGCCTCGCGCATATTAGATCCATACAACATTCGGCCTTTGGGTTCTTCACAATGAATATTCGTTCTTAGACCTGTTTCTGGGAACATAGAGCTGCGTGCAATAGAACATTTATGTAGAGATAGTAGCGCTACCTCATTCAGAGGTATATCGCTGTCTTTATTAATAAATCCTTCCTCCAGACCAAGCCTATTGATATCGGACATCACATAGGGCGTCGAACTACGGGGGTCTAAAATAAAAGTTCCATTCTCATCTACGGCTACTTCTCCATTAGGATTTCTCCTTATACTGATCCTGAAGTTATTTAACTCGGTATGGTAACTCTTATTGTTAGCAGGCACCCCTATTTCTCTTAAATCAAAATCTCTTTCAGCATTTGTTAGGGCCACAAAAGCTTCGAAAGGCTCCATGTCATTTACATTGACATTGGCCCAAACATCTAGGTCTCTGGCTTCATACTCCCATAAATACCAAATGTCTCTAAAGACGATGCTATTAGGACCGTCCTTGGCATATGCCCCTCCTAACCCATGTATATCTGCTGATCTCTGTCGTTGTTCTTCTATTTCTCTAGATTCGCGATTTCTCTCGTACTCTGCCGCCTGCCTAAAGGCTTCTCCAAAAGCCGCGCTATTTATGGCTTCAGTTCGATCTTCCAAATCTTTACACCATTGCCTACGATCTCCTGGTCTGCATCTTTGAGCATGCGCTACTGACCCAATAACAGTTACGGCCAGCAGAATCAATAAAATAAAACGTTTCATTTCTATTTCCCTTATTCTTGTTTATGAGAACGATTTCTCATGATGATATTAAGGAAGTTAAGAAAATTAATAATGCATAATTACTCCCTCCTCTCTTTAAAGAGAGGAGGGAGTAATACTTTAAACTCAATTATGTTTCACTATCATGGCAGATTTGCCTAATTGCAAATCATTTTGTCCATCTCTCTTAATCCATTCAATCCAAACTAAGCCGCCTTCTGTTGGCATTTGTTGGAAGGTCATGATTTGGTTCCAGGTGCTTACTAAAGTCTCGATGGATTCCGTGCCTACATGAAGTTTCATGTAGTTAGGCTCGGGCACTTTGAGTTCTGTTTGCGAATCAAATAGCGGCTGAGTTGAATAAAATACCTTATCTAGCCAATCTTGTTTATTAGTCAATCCACAGGCAATATCCAATTCCCACAGATTCTGATTCACCATGTGGGCATTAGCTCTAACTCCTACGCCATAGGGAGGATTCTGACCTGGGCTAAACCCGATATGCCAATTATCTCCAGTAAACTCATCCCCTCTCCTCAGCAAAGACACTTCAAAGGTTTGGACATGATGCCAAGCTTTAAATAGAGGATCGGCTTGATTCAAATCTAATGCTACAGAAATTGTTTGTTTAGTAGCGTATAGGGTGGGATTAAACGGCATTGACGTCGAAGTCAATTGGGTTAAATGAGTGACATTGTAGAAATCACCACGATCTAGCGTATAGAGCCAATATTCCATTCGATATCCTGTTAGTACATCTTGCCATACAGGATAACCAAAGAGCTTAACTGAATACGCGCCATCGTGTTCTTTAACCGTTGCGGTATAGAGCCTACCGATTGTCTTTTCTGGATTAGGTGTCTGAATATAGTTATATTCAGTAGGACCTAACTTGTAGAGTAAGACCACATCGATCTCTTGCCCTTGAACTGTAGATACAAAACCATGCAATCCGTGGACAGAGAATTTAGTACCATCGACTGGTAATCTAATTTCAGACCCATCTGAGTAATGCACTACGCCTACTAAATTGAGACCGTTAACAGGCATGTTAATGGGGTATTCAATAACGGTAGGATCAGATGCGGATAGGAATGGGGTTTCTAAACTAATTTCTGTAATATATTTCAACGAAGCATCGGTAGTTCTAATAAAAGCCGTGTTCTTAACAATTAGAGTCTGCTTGCTAATAGGTTCTCCGACATCATCGTAGAATACCGCAGTAACTAATTCCCCATCGGGTAGAGTCATGTTGGTCGCCCCTACCGCAGGTGCTTTTACCGCAATATTGGAGGCATCCATCATTGCTACTGGCATCAATGGAATATTTTCACCAATAAACATACCGGTGTTATCATAAAAGGCTGAAATGACCTGTCCTTGAGTAGATACGTCTACTCCCTTAAACACCTTCATGTAACTCGCCGTAGATGTGTACATATGCAAACATCCATCCAGGGCTAGAGTATGCGGGGTAACTGCGGTGTTGATATAAGCCCTATAATGCTCGGTAATAGTGCCTGGACCCCTGCCCAATAAAATATCTTCTTCTTGCGTGCCCCAGCTAGAAGCAGGAGGGGTCCAAGGAATCATCTGGGATATGCCGGTTGTGATGTCTACATCAGTAACCAGATAGAAACCGGCAGTCTTATCGAAGACTAAATCGTTTACATTTGGAACATGTCCTTTGTCTTTAGGAACAAAGTAAATCTCATCCATGTTCCAAATTCTAAATTCTTCATTAGGATGATGAATCAATACTGGAGGATTAGCCATTATTCATCTCCCTCGGCAATTGCGTTCATTTGCTCTTCTGCTAGTATTTGAACATAATCACTATAGCTGTTAATTTCTTCTATTTCTGGTTTAATGTCAATATTATCGCCAGTAATCATAATTGCCTTCATAGTACCGTAGAATTGACCTAAAAGAGATTTTAAACCTTCTTGATTAGGGATTGCTCCAAAACTGAGATCAGGAGATAAAACACCTACATTAGAAATACTTTCAAATCCATCTTTGGCTATGAGATCACAAGCTTGCATGATTTCATTAGCCTTCATAACCGCATGATTTAGTAACTGCTGCTGTATAGACATATAGGTTCCTAGCTAGAGGGGTGCGATGGAAAGAAATTGTGCCAAGTCTACCCGATCCTTTAAGTAGATGCGAACAGCTCTGGCTAAGAAGCGATGTTGGTAGTTAGTACTGGTTATGCGGATGGATATGGACGTATCTTAAATCTAATTCCTGAAAACAAGGATCGTAAGGCAATAGGTATTCGTACTCCTTTAATCTTTGTTTTAAGGTGTGGTCTGAAAACTGCCCCATAAATCCATCTTCCATTTTAATTACCCCGCGTATCATGTCAAACAAAACTACAGATGCGAATGGGCTATAGAGCTCGTACTTATCCGGAATTATGACTGGAGCATTAATATTGGGTTGAGGCAGTTTTAATGTTAGATAGTTTTCAATATCTTTATCTATTGCCTGAGCTTTCTCAATATAAGCATAATCATCCCTATCCGTCACATAGGGCAACGGGGTAATGATATTCTCAATGACATAAGGGGTGCCATCATGGATAGAATGTACCATAGCTCCAGCATGGTCTTCAGCAAACTCCATGATATCTCTGTGATAGAGCTTACCGCCTATTACTAAACGGATGACCTTATCGTCTCTAATATTGAATCTATTGTTTCTGGATAATAGACCATGTTGAACATAGCCAAATTCGTACGGCTTAGGTAGTTGCATATCAGAATCGCAAAATCCAGTAGCTCTAATTGTGATTTTGTGTTTTTGAACGTTGTGGGTAAATTTCTTATTACAAATTACTATCTGCGGCCATTCGATAAAGTAGTCAAGATTTTCAATTAAGCAATGTCCATTAATCCATAAATCTATATTGCCAAATGGAATACCAAATACCCCGTGAGATGCATCAGAAGGCTGATCCATTCCAAAATCGATAGAGAACCTGATGAGGCTATTGTGGGCATCAATATCCAAAGTGTATAATAAGAACTTCTCATCTGACCTACATGCTGGATAATAAACTGCTGTATCTACCAGCCAAATTACCTGATTTCCTACAATGGAATAGTAGCTGGTATTGCCAGTGACATCTTTCCAGTTATTAGGATCGGGGTTACCATTCTTAAATGTGGTTACGTAAAACTTATAATTATATCGTTTATCGATAGCAATGGCAGCATACCCAAACCAGCTATTGATTTTGTAAGCCCCCCTGCCCACAATCCCTTCTACTAATTCGCAATTAGCATTATTGGGCATGTACTCAGGACCTACCTGATGATA